GAGTTTATAGCGGAGATATTCATTAAACCTGCTAGAAGCATTAACTTTATCACATTACAATTTATCGCAACCAGAACTGGCGTCAGCTTTGACGAAGTTGCTGGCGGTTAATAGTAGAGAAGGAGAAATAAAATATGCCAAATATAAATGACTTCAAAGCTAAACTTGCTGGTGGCGGCGCTAGAGCCAATCAGTTTAAGGTAACAATGCCTTTTCCTGGTTACGCACAAGTTGGTGGCGAAATAGAAGACCTAGCATTCTTATGTCGTGCTACATCTATACCTGATATGACTATTGCATCTATAAACGTTCCGTTTAGAGGTAGAAATATCAAAATAGCAGGTGATAGAACGATTGCGGAATGGAGTGTAACTGTTTATAATGATACAAACTTTAAGTTAAGAAATGCTTTCGAAAGATGGCAAAACGGTATCAACAATATGTCTGATAACGAAGGCTTAACTAATCCAGTTGATTATCAAGTGGATGCGTTTGTAGATCACTTAGACAGAAATGGTAATACTGTTAAATCCTATACGTTAAGAGGGGCTTTCCCAACTATCGTAGGAGCAATTGAATTGACATATGACGAAGCAACGGCAATCGAACAGTTTGACGTTACTTTCCAATATCAATATTTTGAAACAAACACTACAACTTAATAACTAATTAGAGGGGGCTTTTAAAAGCCCCCTTTTAAAACTATTATAAGTAGTAGTAAGGAGAATAAATTATGGCTGAATTATTTGGGTTTAGTATTACAAGGGCTAAGAAACAGGCCGATCCAAAACAAAGCTTTACAACAACTCAAGCGGAAGATGGAACACAAACTATCGCTGCTGGTGGTTATTTTGGTCAGTACCTCGATATGGAAGGTACTGCTAAGAGTGAAGCGGATTTAATACGAAGATACCGAGAAATAGCTTTACACCCCGAGTGTGATATGGCAATAGAGGATATTGTCAACGAAGCTATTGTTGCAAATGAATTAAGAGACGCTGTTAGGGTAAATGTATCAAACTTACCTTACGGTTCTGAAGTAAGAAGAAAAATAGAAGACGAGTTTAGAGAAGTATTAAAACTGTTAAACTTTAATACAAGAGGCCACGACATCTTTAGAAGATGGTACGTAGATGGCCGTATTTACTATCACAAGATTATTGATAGAGCATCGCCTATAAAAGGCATTACGGAATTAAAATACATTGATCCTCGTAAAGTTAAAAAAATAAGAGAGATCAGAAAGAAAAGACCAGATGGTCCAGTACCACAAGGCCTTTCAGTTGTAGATGAATATGTTGAATATTTTTTATACAATGAAAAAGGAGTTGCTGGTTCAACTTCAGGTATAGGATTAAAAATAGCACCAGATACAATTGCTTTTTGTCCTTCAGGTTTAGTAGATCAAAATAAAAATATAGTTTTATCTTATTTGCACAAAGCAATTAAACCTGTCAATCAATTAAGAATGATTGAAGACGCTACTGTAATTTACAGAATAGCAAGAGCTCCTGAAAGAAGAATATTTAAAATTGACGTAGGTAATTTACCTAAAGTCAAAGCAGAACAATATCTAAGAGATGTTATGGCAAGATATAGAAACAAACTTGTCTATGACGCTTCTACTGGTGAAATTAGAGACGACAGAAACTATATGTCTATGTTGGAAGATTTCTGGTTACCAAGTAGAGAAGGAGGCCGAGGTACAAGTATTGAAACATTACCTGGTGGCCAAAACTTAGGTGAGATTGCTGATATAGAATACTTCCAAAGAAAATTATATAGATCATTAAACGTACCAGTAAGTAGATTAGAAAGTAACTCTGGATTTAACTTAGGTAGAGCTTCAGAAATTACAAGAGATGAATTGAAGTTTACTAAGTTTGTTCAAAGATTAAGAAAAAAGTTTACTGAATTATTTAATGATATTTTAAGAACACAATTAATCTTAAAAGGTATAATCAATGAAGATGATTGGTTTACCGTAAGAGATAATATTCAGTATGACTATTTACAAGACGGTCATTTTGCTGAATTAAAACAAACAGAAATGCTAAGAGAAAGATTAGCATTGGCTAATGAAATGAGAGATTACATTGGCAAATTTTTTTCAGTTGATTACGTTAGAAAAAACGTGTTGAAACAAAATCAAAGAGAAATTGAGGAAATGGATAAACAAATCAAAAAAGAAATTGATGATGGTATTATCGCAAGTCCTACAGCTCAATCATCTGATACAGACAACTTATAGGAGATAAATTATGACGGATGTTAATGACAATACAAAAAACTTTATAGATCAACTAGCTTCAGGTAATAACGCTGACGCTGGCGAAGCTTTTAAAGCTGCTTTAAGAGATAAAGTAGCAGACGCTTTGGATAATGCTAGAAAAGATATTGCTGGTAATATGTTTAATGGATCAGTTGAAGCACAATCTTTTAGCGACCCTAAACCAGTTATAGCTGATCCTGGTACTTTTAATCCAGACGGCTCAGTATCACCAACTACGACAGGTGCTCAAGTTAGTGATGGTCAGGCTCAAATAGATTTAACAGGTGCTGATAATGCTGGTGAGCCAAATAGTTAAAGAAAACTTTATAACAGACTCTCAATCATATAAGGATTTAAGTCCTATTATGAAAGAGGCTGTAAATGATATTTTTAAAGTTATTGAAAAAGAACAAGGTAACATTATAACAAAACTTGAAAATGCTATTGCTAAAATAGCAAAGTTTCATAATGTAGATATAGAAAAAATTAATGAGTATTTTGACAAAGAAATATTAGAACAATTAGGAGAAAAATAAATGGCCGATACTTGCGTTAAAATAAAAGGAACCTCTACTACTGCTGGCGCTCAAATAAGTGCGAGTAACTTTGATAGAGCTCATTTTGTTAGAATACAAACACAAGCTGCTGCTAACACAATTACATTAAAGAACTCTAGTGGAACAACATTAGGTACTTTAATACTAGTAGCTGCGAATGATAGTATTATAATTGAAAAGGAAGAATCAGATACTTTACAAACATCTGGTAACGCTGTAGGTGTAGCTGTAAGCTCACCAAGATAATATGACGATAACTACAACTAAGTTAGTAGATGATAACGATAAGATTATTGTCAATGCTAATGGTGTAGGTAGTGAGACAGATCAAAAGCTTGTTGATGTTGTAAACTCAAACAACGCTTCAAGTGAACCAAAGGTTTCAATTGCCAACATACAATACGAAGTTGTTGGTACAGGTGATGTAACTGTATTTTTTAAAAATGATACATCAAAAAAAGTTATTATAAGTGGTCGAGGCAATTATGGCCTTAAACCAAGTGAAGCAAGAATTAAAGACGCTATAGGAGATATTTTACTAACAAGTGACTCTAATGTTACAAAGTATAATGTAGTTATAGAGGCACAAAAAGAATCGGGTTATACAAATGGCTGATACAGTAACAACACAAACAATAGCAGATACATCTGGTGTTAAGTTTGTAACTAAACTAACTAACTTTTCAGATGGTACTGGAGAAACTTTAGTACGAAAAGTTGACGCTTCGGAAACGACTTTTATGACCGAAGATGGTAACAGAAAGATTAGTAAGATTTGGTTTTCAGTTAACACAGCAAACGGCAAGTCTGGAGTAGAGTTAATATGGGCAGGAGCTACTAATGCTACTGCTATATTTTTATCTGGCCAAGGCTATTGGGATTTAAGACCTGCTGGAGATGAAATACCAAACAATGCCACAACGGCAACTGGTGATGTTTTATTAAGTACAAGAAACTTTGCTAATGGCGATAATTACACAATTATTGTTGAGTTTAGATAAAAAAGTTTATAAATATACTAAGAGAGAGAAAAATGAAACTAATTTCAGAAGAAATACAATCGGCCGAGTATCTTGTCGAAGAAAAAAACGGCAAAAAAGAGTACAAAATTCGTGGTGTATTCTTGCAATCAGACATCAAAAATAGAAATGGAAGAGTCTATCCAAGAGAGATTTTGGTTAGAGAAGTGAATAGATATAACAAAGAATTTGTCCAAAAAAATAGAGCATTTGGTGAGTTAGGTCATCCAGATGGCCCAACTGTTAATTTAGAGAGAGTATCACATATGGTAAAATCTCTTACAGCAGATGGCAGTAATTTTATTGGAGAAGCAAAAATTATGGACACACCATACGGAAAGATCGTAAAAGGTCTTATTGACGAGGGTGCTCAATTAGGAGTATCAAGTCGAGGTATGGGGTCTTTAATACAAAGAAACGGTGTAAACTATGTTAAAGACGACTTTTATCTAGCTACGGCAGCTGATATAGTTGCTGACCCATCCGCTCCTGACGCTTTCGTAGAAGGCATTATGGAGTCCAAAGAGTGGGTTTGGGATAACGGAGTCCTCAAACAAGTTGATATTGAATCTTGGAAAAAGCAAATCCAAGAAGCAAAAAGAACAGTTTTAGAAGAAAAAAAACTAAAAGTGTTTAAATCGTTTCTTACAAAACTTTAATATTATAAATATCTAGTAACAAAGAAAATTTATAAACGTTTATAACACAAGAGGAGATTTTCAATGGCCGAAACAGAAAAAAAGATTGAGGCGATGGAACAGGCTGCGAATCCGCAAGCTGATGCTCCAAAAAAGAATGCTGTAGCGGCTGAACCTACTCATCTGAAAAATGATGCAGAAGATTTAGGCTCGGCAGTTGTTAAACCAACTGACAGCAATCCTGACGCCACAAAGAAAATGAAACAAGTTTCTGGTGACCCTCAACAAAAAGCTCAAGGTACAGCTGACGCTATGCCTAAGTTAAAAGAGGAAGACGAAACTGAAATGTCGGATAAGAAAAAATCTGAAGTTAAAGAAGGCGAAATGCCAAAAGCAGCGCTAGACGCTCTTAAAAAATCGCAAGATAAAAAAGAGATGTCACACGAAGACGAAAAGAAAAAAGATATGAAAGAAGAATCTGAAGAAGATTTAATTGATGTATCTGCTGACGTTGAAGCTTTAACTAAAGATGAAGACTTATCGGAAGACTTCAAAGCAAAAGCTGCGACTATATTTGAAGCTGCTGTTAACTCAAAAGTTAAAGAAGCAAAAATGAAGTTGAAAGCTGGTTACGAAGAAAAATTAAAAGAAGAAATCGAAGTTAAGAAAGCTGAACTCGTTGAAAAAGTTGATTCATACTTAAACTACGTAGTTGAAGAATGGATGAAAGAGAACTCTATCGCTATCGAAAGAGGAATCAAAGGCGAGATCGCTGAAGACTTTATTTCTGGCTTAAAGAAATTGTTTGAAGACCATTACATTGATGTTCCAGATGAGAAATACAATGTATTGGAAGACCAAGCAAACAAAATTGAAGAGCTTGAGAAAAAACTTAACGAACAAGTTGAGAAAAATGTTGAACTAAACAAAGCAAACGGCGAAATGAAAAGACAAGACATCATTGATGAGGCGTCTTCAGATTTAGCTGACACTGCTAAGGAGAAGTTTAACAAATTGGCTGAAGAAGTTGAGTTTTCAAATGAAAAAGACTTTAGAACAAAAGTAGCTACTATTAAAGAAAGTTACTTTGGTAAAAAAGTTGAAGCTAGTGGTAATGAGATAGATAATGTAGCGGCAGGCGAATCTTCACAACCTGAAGATTTATCTAATGCTATGGCTGCTTATACCGCCGCTATAAGTAAAACAAAAGACATTAAGTTGTCTATAAAATAATACGGGAGAGAAAAAGATATGTACTTATCTGAAACTTACGAAAAAAAATGGCAGCCAGTCCTAGAACACGCTGATCTTCCAAAGATCACGGATTCATACAGACGTGCCGTTACTGCTACTATCTTGGAAAACCAAGAAAGAGCAATTAAAGAAGACAATGCTTTTTTAAGTGAAGCAGCTCCTACTAACTCTACTGGTGCATCAATCAGTAATTGGGATCCAATCCTAATTTCGTTAGTAAGAAGAGCAATGCCAAACTTAATAGCATACGATATCTGCGGAGTTCAACCAATGACTGGACCAACTGGTCTAATCTTTGCAATGAGAAGCAGATACACTAACCAATCTGGAAATGAAGCTCTATTTGACGAAGCTGATACAGATTTCACAAGCAGAAACGCTGCTGGTGATTCAACTGCATCTTCAGGCGCAAGTCAAACAGGAACTAACCCAGGTCTATTAAATGACGATCCTTCGACAGCTTACACAAGAGGTCAAGGTATGGCAACATCTACTGCTGAAGCTCTAGGTGATTCTGCTAATAACGCTTTTGCACAAATGGCATTCTCAATTGAGAAATCAACTGT